ATCTAGTATAGTTGCAACGCCAATAGGTGAACAATATGATTATGTTATATCTGCTAATTCATTACAAACAATATTAGATGGTGAAACAATTACAAGATATGATTCATTGATAGAATTAATGCTTGCATTTGCTGTAGGATGTGTTATAGTATTGGTTTGTAGATTTACACCTTACTGGTCTATTGCATTATTATTAGGTGCAGGTACATTTGCTGGACTTAATTATGTAACAATAGCATTTGAAAGTCTAGTCTTATTTGATATCACATGGATATTATTGACAGCATTTGTAGTAGGATTTCATTCAACATTTTTAAGATTTATATTAGAGTTTAGACTTAAACAACAAATACGAAAACAGTTTGAGAAGTACCTAGACCCAAGACAAGTTGCAATCTTAGTGAAAGACCCTAGTAAATTAAAACTAGGTGGCGAAAGAAAAGAGATGTCATTCTTGTTTATGGATATTGTAGGGTTCACACCGATATCAGAATACTATAAAAACAATGATGATCCTGAAGGTCTAGTAAATGTAATCAATGACTATCTCAACCG